TGGCTTGTTGCCCTTCGGTAAGGTCTCCCTCAAATCCGAGCATCCTCATTATATCTTGTTCAGTTCCTCCAAGGGCTTGCTTGAGGGCTCTGATCTGGGCGCGTCCTGCTGCGGATTCAGGATCTATTTCCGCCCCAGAGGCTTCTAATTTTTCTATCACCATTGGTAATATTGCTTCTGGTCCTTGGGTGTAAAAAACTCTAACCAGTTCAGCAGGGTCTCTAATCACAGATTTTCCAAAAACAGCGTTGATGGTTTGAGCAGCTTTGGCTGCATCTTGGTACCCAGAGAAATTTTCTGCGAAGGCGGTTATCGAACCAACATCCACCTTCATGCTTTTGGACTGCATCGATATTTGAGCCATGTTACCGGTGGCTGCGGAGCCGAACATCGCAAAAGTAGGAATCAGTTGTTTGAAATCTTCGTTTAATTCTTTCGGAGTGACACCCAGCTCTCTCATTTGCATTGTTAGGGCGGAAAAAGACAGTACCGCATCGTCTATCGAGCCAAGCCCCTGATCTGTGATCATGGACTCTATTATGCCACCAGTTCCCTTAGCTGCGCCGAGCTTTTCCATTTGGGCTGAAAGTGTTGCCAAGGAAGCGATTGATTCGGGGGTCTCCATGTTTAATTGCCTGAATTCATCGGTTAGTGGAGAGATTTCAGACATCAGATCGCCAATCGGAATTCTTGTTTTGATGGATTGTTCCGCTAAAGCTTTTTGCGACTCGGTTGCCTTATCTATGGTGCTAACAAACGGTATGATGCCTCTTCTAGCATCATCCATATCTATGGCAAACTTCTTCAGATCATCCAAAGTTGGAAGAAGATCTAGTTTAAAAAGAGCAAAACCAGCCGCTATGCCTCCAAGATTATCCATTACGGCGTCGGTGACTGTTGAGAAAGCGCTCTCAATAGTTTTTGCAAAGGCTTGCATTTCTTCCTTACTGATTTCGAATGCTTGCGATTGTGCCTCTAGAGACTCTTGCATGGTAGCCGCTTGCTCCATGCTTAAGTCTTTCAATTCAGAATAAGCTTCTTTTTTAGCTTGAAGACTTTTTACTTCAGCATCGTCTTGGGCACCAAGAGCTTCGATTTTTTGATCAATTAGATCTATTTCCGCTTGCAGCCCCTGCTGCCTGGACTCAATGTCGTCTCTTTCAAGATATAGGGCGGCGCTTTCTCGGGCTTTCTCAACAGCCTCGACATGATCTTTTTCGGCTGCATGAAGGTTCTTTAAGGATTCGACATACTTGTCCATAGCCTCTTGGGCTTCTTTGAGTTCTTTTGGATCTTTTATATCATCAGCCATCCATCATTACCTTACAGGCCACTTTATTCCTGTAGATTTTTCAAAGGCTGCTATGGCAGCCTCCAATTCATGTCTAAGTTTCATTGTCTCTGGGTTGTCAATACTAGAATTTAAAAGGGCATCGATATATCTAATCTCGTTTCCAAGAACTTTCGCGAAAGATTTAACTTTTTCTGGTTCTCCCTTTACGGAAACTGGTGCGTGTTTTCCTGTGGTCATTGCTTTCAACAATTGCCCCACCTTGTAGCCGAAAGTCTTTAAATATTCTTCATTTAATTCGTTATTAAAGTCCAATAAAATTGTTCCGAGCTTGTCTTCCTTAATCATATTCATTGAAAGAACCTCCTCTTCTGTAAATAGTTGTTTATTATAAAAAATAAGACCAAAAACAAATGCCCTTGGTCTTATGAAAATATATTTAAATTGTTTTTACATTTCTTTTAGCTTGGTTCGATTTGTCTTCGTAATATTTAATTAATCTCTGGATAAACCATCTTCTAATTTTTACGGGAAGATTATACGCTTCCACAAAAGACCAATTGCCGTGCATCTTTAGGGAAAATATTTCCTCATATACACTCTGTATGTATTTATTCGTCAGGCCAAAAAAAGTCAATGTTAAGCGGTACCTCCAATTCCCGTTCATGACCGCATTTAGCGCAGGAGTATGAGCTTTTAATTGACACTTTCGGAATTATGTTTCTGTACATAACCCTAATCCTTCTAGATTCTTTGGCGGGAAGTGTATCGACGAATCTACTAACATATTCGCGATCTTCATTTCCGTTTACAGACACAATATAGGATTTCATGCCATCGGTAACCGGAGCTTCTGCTAAATTATTTTTAGCTTTAGCGGTAGCTATGGAAGATAGCTTTTTTTCGTCGCGACCGGTGAGTGGGCGAACTTCCAATTGAGTATCCATGCTTTCTAGGTTCATAATAAATGTACCTCTTTCGGTTTCCTTAGCCGAAGCTAAGTTGTACATTTCATCATCAACCGAAGTTGATATAGTCGCCAGTTCTAAATCGAAATTAAATTTTCCTTTCTGTTTGCAAGCGGGGCATGTTACTTCTGTATTATAATCCTTGCCGTACCCAGTTACTCTTGCTGCAATAAGAATTGCATTCCTATCTCCGATTAAAAGGTCGTCTGGGTGTAGAGGAGGGTCAACGACCAATGACTGTATCAGCCTATCGAAAACAATACCCTTCTTTATGAAGGTTGTGGAAGCTAAAATATCTTCTTCCCTTGCTGTCATGTATTTAATTTCTACTTGCCTTTTCCCTTTGAGGGGGTGCCCTGGGGGGTAGTGCTTCCCTTCGGATGGCAAATCCACAAACTCAGTTGGAACTGCGAACTGCAAGTTTGCGCCGTGGTCTGGAGTGGTATGTTGGGGCATCTGCATTCCCGGAGGCATCTGTTGTGTCGGAGCTGGAGGCTGGTATGCAGGGTTCTGCGCTGGTGGTGGGGCGCTCCTGTCTTGATTATTTCTTTCTGTCATTCTTTCCTCATTTTAATTTTTAGAAGATATGAATAACTATACCACAGTTAAAAAAAATGTAAACAAATTATTGTGGCGGCATTCCAAATTGCTACCTTTGAGGTCCATCAAAACCTAAAGCTCCGTCAGCGACTTCCCCGATTCTAGAGGCCCAGAAGGCTGCTTGGACGATAAAATCTGGGGTTAT